GGCACCACAGTGGCTATGTTGGAACGAGGCATGAAAGTTATGTCTGCAATCCATAAGAGGTTGCATTACTCCCAGAAAACAGAGTTCCGTATTCTTGCCAGAATATTCAGTGAGAACTTACCACCAGAATATCCTTACGAGGTAGCGGGGGCAGAGCGTAGTGTAAAGGCAGAGGACTTTGACGGTCGAGTTGATGTCATTCCTGTAAGCGATCCGAACATTTTCTCTATGGCACAAAGAGTTACGTTGGCACAGACCCAACTTCAACTTGCTCAATCTAATCCAGACCTACATAACTTAACGGCTGCGTATAGAAGAATGTACCAAGCGTTGGAGGTACAAAACATCGATGAGATACTTCCACCTCCTCCAGAACCGCAACCACTTGACCCTGCCATTGAGAATGCTCGAGCACTTATGGGAGAAATGCTTACTACTTTTCCAGACCAGAACCAAGATGCACATATTAGAATGCACATTATGTTTATGAAGACTCCTCTTGTCGCAACTTCGGCTTCTGTGATGGGAACGCTATATGCTCACATCATGGAACATATTTCTCAGAAAGCCCGTAAGATGGTTAACGAAGAGATAGCTGGAATTATGACACAAGTTCAACAGGGGGTTGAAAGCGGAACAATAGACCCAGCTTCTGCACAACAACAGATCCAACAGGTTCAACAAGACATGCAAGATCCAACACAGGTAGAACTTCTTATGGCTGTACAGATGGAAAAATTAATGGCGGAGGTAATGCCTCAGATAGTTCCCGAGTCTAACAGCCCAATGGATGATCCTCTTGTTCAAATAAGAATGAAAGAATTAGCCTTGAAAGAACAAGATCTTCAACGTAAAAAGGAGGACGATCAAGGCGAGATGCTAATTGAGTTGCAAAGGTTACAACAACGTGCAGCTACAGATGCTGCTAGAATAGAAAGCCAAGAGGACATAGCTGACGAAAGAAACGTTGTTAACCGAGAGAGAATTGATGTGCAGAGAGAAAGAGTAAAAGGTTAACTATGAAGATTATAGAAATAAAAGCAGAGCTTGACACATACAAAGCTGTTAGCGAGGAAAGGTGGCTAGAGATAATTAGCCGTGTAAAAAGACTAGAGATGGTCTTGATTGGATCCGCAGGAACTACCATAGTATTACTATTGAGTCTTGTTGTGAAAGGATAGTACAATGGATCCGATTACTGCCATGACAGTGAGTTTTGCAGCGGTCAGAACCGCTATAAAGACGGGAAAAGATCTGCATTCTATGGGGAAGGATCTCGGTAAACTCTGGGGAGCTATCGATGATGCGAAGAATACTCATGAGAGTGCTGCTCGGGGAAAAGGTTCAGCTAATGAAAAAGCTCTATCAACATATATAAGTGCAGTTAAGGCTAGGGATTTTGAGGCACAGTTGCGTGACATAATTATAGATACCCGTGGTTTCAAGGGCTGGAACGAATTACAGTCTATTAGACAGGCCGTGATGAAAGAAGAACGAGAGGGTCGATATCGCTCTCTAAGAAGAAAGAATCAAATAGTAAATGCCCTTGGAATATTATTTGGATTAGTTATTACACTTGGCGGTGGTGCGGGGTTAGTGTGGTTCGCCATTGAGTTTAAGCCCTAGCCAGTTGCTTTTTTATACTATTGCGTTATTGTTGCTTGCATATATTGATTCAATAACTCCACCGGAGCCACTATGGATGATAGTAAAGTGAGGCCTTATGTATGAATATGCCGTTAAAGAAATTATAAAAATTGTAGATGGCGATACCATTGATATCTTAATTGACCTCGGCTTTGACCTGACTAAAAAAGAAAGAGTTCGATTAGCAGGGATAGATACTCCTGAGTCTCGTACTAGAAATCTTGAAGAGAAAGCTATGGGGATTGAGGCTAAAGAATTTTTAACAAGACGACTTACGGATGGGATGGCTTCAGGGTTACGAGTTAAGACGGAGAAGGACGGTAAATACGGTCGGATGCTTGGCTGGTTGTTTTGCGGGGATACAAACATTAATACAGAGATGGTTTACAGAGGGTATGCTTGGGAGTACGATGGGGGAAAGAAAGAAAAAAGTTTAGACGATCTTAGAATTAAAAGAGGAGTACAACATGAGCGTGAGTAAACAGATGATGATGGAAGAATCAGAACGTATTGAACAGGAAGAGTATGATGAAGATGGATATCCTAAAGAAGGTTCAGGTTCGATTTCGGAAATAATGGAAGAGATTATGAAGGAAGAATAAACAGATGAGTTTAGTTACTTCATTGATTGGTCCTGTTACTGGGTTGCTAGATAAGGTGCTTGAGGACAAAGATCAGAAAGCCAAGTTAGCTCATGAGTTAGCTACGATGGCTGACACTCATGCACAAGAACTAGCCAAGGGACAGTTACAGATTAACCTGGCTGACGCAAAGTCTGGATCATTCTGGCAAGGAGGCTGGCGACCCTCAATCGGTTGGTGTTGTAGTTTGGCTCTTTTTTATTCGTATATCTTGCAACCCTTCATAGCTTTTATATTTGCTGCGGTAGGGTATCCAATAGTTGATATGCCGGAACTACGCACTACAGAGCTACTGCCGATCCTTGGAGCGTTACTTGGAATTGGCGGTTTGAGGAGCTACGAGAAAGCAAAGGGCCTAGCAAAATAAGGAAGTAACGGATGTCTCAAGCAAAAATAAAAAAAGTAATTAAAGGATTAAACAAAGCATCTAAAAGTCATGCGAAACAAGCAAAGACTTTGAAAACGGTATTGAAAAAAAAGAAAGGTAAGTGATGTATAGTTTAGGAAACAGTAGCAAAGAAAAGTTAACGGGCGTTGAGGATCAAATGCAAAGAGTTGTTGAGTTGGCTATTGGCAAGACTAAACAAGATTTTTCCGTAATATGCGGTATGAGGACAGTTGAGGAACAAGAAGTTCTTGTCGCTAAAGGAGCTAGTCAAACCATGAAGAGTAAACACTTGGAGGGTTTGGCTGTTGATTTGATGGCTTATGTTAATGGCGGTCGATGGGAGCTTAATTTATATGATGAGATAGCTGATGCTATGAAGGAAGCAGCAAAAGAACTCGGAGTTACTATACGTTGGGGAGCAGCATGGCATAAGAACTTGAATGATTGGGAAGGTTCCGCCGAAGATTTAATGAATGAATATGTAGATCTTCGTAGGTCACAGGGGCGTAGACCTTTTATTGATGCCCCACATTTTGAAATTGTTAAATAAAGGAGAATTAAATGCCTCAAGGTCCAGGAACATATGGAAGTAAAGTTGGCAGACCTAAGAAGAAAAAGATGAAGGGAGGAGGAGACGTTCGTATGGGAGGGAAAAAAGAATCTCACATGATGCCAGATGGATCAATGATGAGAGACGATGACCCATCTATGGATTATGCTCATGGTGGAGAAGTCCGTATGGCAGACGTACGGTTTAACAGCAAGCGTGGTAAAACTTATTGATATGGCAGAGTATCAAGGCAAGAAAGTAAGTTTAAACAGTCCTCGTAGGATCCGAAAAGGTGAGCCGAGTCATGGCAAAAAGAAATCTGTGGTCTTTGTAAAAGATGGAGACAAGGTTAAACGTGTAACTTTTGGTGATCCAAACATGACAATTAAGAAAAACATACCGGGGCGTAGAAGTAATTTTAGAGCCAGACATAATTGTAAAGATCCAGGGCCTAAGACCAAGGCTAGGTATTGGAGTTGTAAAGCATGGTAAATATGGATCTTGCTGACATGGCAAAATATCTATATAAGAGAATAGAAGAGCGTCAGACCGATATAGGGCTTGCTCTTTCTAACGGTGCTGTTAAAGATTGGGAACAGTACAAAATGTCTGTAGGAGAGATACGGGGACTTTCCTTTGCCAGAGAAGAAATTAAATCCCTGCTGGAAAAAGGAAACGTAGACGATGTCGAAGACTTTATATCTTCCTGAACACGTTACGCAGAAAATGAACAAAGAAAAATCTTTGAGCAAAGCGTATGTTGATACCAAAGAAAAGGTATTAGATCCCTCTCTTCTAGAAAAATCATTACTTGAACGTGTTCCTCAACCTACTGGGTGGAGGATACTTGTGATGCCTTATCAAGGCAGAGCGACAACGTCTGGGGGTGTATTTGTACCAGAAGAAGTTCGTGAACGTGAGTCAGTGGCTACAGTGGTAGCATATGTTTTAAAGCTAGGACCACTAGCTTATAAAGACGAAAAGTATGGATCAGAACCGTGGTGTAAAGAAGGTCAATGGGTTTGCATTGGTCGTTACTCTGGATCTCGGTTTAAGATTGAGGGCGGTGAAATTCGCATCATTAATGATGACGAGGTAATCGCAACAATACTAGAACCTGATGACGTTAAACATATTTAAGGGAAATAATATGCAAGAAGAACAAGAAGAAATTATAGTTGAAACACCTGAAGAAGAGTCGAAACAGGATGTAGAGAAAGAGCAACCTGTAGAGACTAGTTCTGAAGTCGTAGTTGAAACACCTGAGAAAAACGAATCATCTAATCAAGATGAATTAGATTCATACAGTAAAGGTGTTCAAGCTCGTATAAAAAAACTTACAGAAAAATATCGGCAAGAGGAACGCGATAAAGAAGAAGCGGTAACTCTTTCCAAAAGACTAATAGAAGAGAATAAAAAACTACAAGGCAGAGTTAAGGCTTTAGATACTGGATACCTTTCTGAATATGGAGGTCGTTTACAAGCACAGTCCGAACAAGCTAAACGAGTTTATACTGAAGCATACGAAGCTGGTGACGCAAATAAGATGGCTGAAGCTCAACAGGCTATGACTGCTATTGAGGTGCAACGACAACAATACAACACCGCAAAAGCTCGAGCCGACCAACAAGCCAAGATGCCGGCTCCGCAACAACAGCCACAGCAACAACAGAACTATTCACCACCGCAGCAACAACGGCCGTTACCTAAAGCAGACCCCAGGGCTCAGTCTTGGGCAGGACAAAACAAGTGGTTTGGTGAGGATAAAATTATGACCAACGTTGCCTTTACTATACATCAAGGTCTAGTAGAGGAAGAAGGGTTTGACCCGAAGAGTGAAGAGTACTATAGTGAAATAGATAGTCGGCTTCGTAGAGAGTTTCCTCATAAATTCGAAGCAACTAAAAAAACGGGAGGAAGTAGCCAGGTCGCCTCTGCTGGTTCTTCCGCATCTCGCAGTACAAAACAGGGACGCAGGTCGGTTAAGTTGACGCATTCTCAAGTAGCGATTGCAAAAAAACTTGGCGTACCTTTAGAAGAATACGCTAAACATGTAAAAGACTGAGGATAAAAAATGTCACAAACAACTGAAAGAATTTCTCGTAAGAGTGATACCCGTGAGAAAGCCTCACGCAGAAAGCCTTGGGCACCGCCCAGCCGTCTAGATGCTCCAGAACCTCCAGAGGGCTATGTGCATCGTTGGGTCCGAACTGCCATGCGTGGCGAGGAAGACAAAATGAACGTTAACGCAAAGCTGCGTGAAGGATGGGAACCTGTTCGTAAGGACGAGTATCCAGACTACGAAGCACCAACTATCGACGATGGTCGTTACGAGGGCGTTATCGGACAAGGTGGTTTGATGCTGTGTCGTATACCTGAAGAAACAGCCCGTGAAAGAAACGAGTATTACGGGGGCCGAACCCGAGAGCAAATGACCGCTGTTGATCAGGACTTAATGAAGGAGCAACATCCTTCGATGCCTATTAGTAATAGTAGGCAAAGTCGTGTAACCTTCGGAGGCTCAAAAAGAGACTCCGACTAATTTTAGGAGATTGCTGAAATGGCAAATACTAATGGTGCATTCGGACTTCGTCCGATTGGTGTAGTCGGTCAGGCTGCGAACACTACTGGTATGACTGAGTATCGCATTGCTTACGATAACAGTAACGCAATATTCCAAGGTTCCCCTGTTATTCCTCTATCAACTGGTTTTATTGCCAGAGTTGGAGCTGCTGCGGGTGGTACTGTTGGACTTGTTGGTGTTTTCTGGGGCTGTGAATACATTTCGTCTACCACTGGTGAAAAAGTTTTTTCAAACCACTGGCCAGGTTCTGGTGCGGATTCCGTTCATCCCGTCAAGGCTTTCGTCTATGATAATCCCATGCAATCATTTATTATTGCTTCTGATGGTACGCTTACAAATGAAGCTACCGCTAGAGCACATGTGTTTGCTAATGCTAATTTTGCTAATGGACAATCCGGTTCTACAACCACTGGAATTTCTAGTGCAAAACTAGCAGTAGGAACTATCAATACCACTGCTAACTTAAATTTAAGAATTATGGGATTTCAAGAAGATGTCTCTAATTCTGATTATGCTGCTGCTGGTATCCCTGTAATCGTTCGTTTAAACAACTCCTTCAATAGTGCCAATGGTGCGATTGCTGGTGGTACTGTTTCAACGACAGGCGTGTAAGGAGGCTAACATATGGCTATTGCTCGTGCCCAACTAGCTAAAGAGCTAGAACCAGGTCTCAACGCTTTGTTTGGTATGGAGTACACTAAGTACGAAAACCAACATGCAGAGATCTATACAACAGAATCTTCTGATCGAGCATTCGAAGAAGAAGTTATGTTGTCTGGTTTCGGAGCAGCACCTACTAAATCAGAAGGTTCTGCTATTAACTTTGACGATGCTAACGAAGCATACAGTGCTCGTTACAACAATGAGACAATCGCACTTGCGTTCTCTATTACAGAGGAAGCAATAGAGGATAACTTGTACGACCGCCTTGGTAGTCGATACACTAAAGCTCTAGCTCGTTCGATGGCTCATACAAAACAAGTTAAAGCTGCTACTATTTTAAACAATGCATTCACCGCTGGTGCTTCAGCTGGTGGAGATGGGGTGGCACTTTGTGCAACTAATCACCCTTTAACAAATGGTAGTACTTTTTCTAACACTCCTGCTACTCAAGCTGATTTGAACGAAACTTCTTTGGAAGACGCTCTTATTAAGATTGCAGGATTTGTCGATGAAAGAGGCATGAAGATTGCTCTTCGAGGAATGAAACTAATTATTCCAAGACAGTCGCAATTTATTGCTGAACGTTTAATGGTTTCTAACTTGAGGGTTGGAACGGCAGATAACGATACAAACGCAATCAGATCAATGGGAATGTTACCTAACGGCTACGCTGTTAATGACTTCTTAAACGACCCTGATACGTTCTTTATTCTATCTGACGCTCCGAGAGGTTTTATTCACTTTGAAAGAACTCCTCTATCTACAAGTATGGAAGCTGACTTTGATACTGGAAACATGAGATACAAGGCCCGAGAGCGATACAGCTTTGGGTTCAGTGATCCTAGATGTGTTTTCGGTTCGCAAGGAGCGTAACTTACTAGGCACAATATGCCTTAACTTAGGGGGGATACTTAGGTATTCCCCTTTCTTTTTTCTATCTAATAGTGTAAACTAACTTATCCCTGACAATCACATGGTGTGATTGACTTTAACGACAGAGGAGAAGAATATGGGAACGACTACTTTTTCCGGTCCGATTAGGGCAGGCAATATAAAGAATACAACGGGAACTGCCGTTGGAACAGACATAGCAAACGTTGGCTATGTCGTGATGACTCAACAACATGTAATGGATCTTTCTGGCGGTGCCGTTGCAGCGGAAGCTACGAATATAGTAATTCCTGCAAACTCTAAGATTGTAGACATAATTATTGATTTAGAAGCAGCTGCAAACTCAACATCAAACATTAGTGTTGGTGATACTGTAGGCGGTGCAGCAACTCTCGTTAACGCAGTCGCTTCTGGAACTACTGTAGGTATTAAACCGTTAGGTGCTTCTGGTGGTGGTACACTTACATGGAAAAACACTGGAACGTCTGATATAAAACTGACAGCTACTGCAAGTGCTGCTACTAACGCAGGATCTGTTGTAATAACAGTGATGTATGCACAGGCTTTTAATACTGCTATCTCACCGTAATAGATGGAGGACTAAATGGCTGGTTCAGACATAAGCACTAAAAGAGCAAGCTCTATATCGGGCAACCAAAGTATTGGTCGATGTAGATTGCGACAGATGTATGTAACTTGTTCAGGGGGAGCCGGACGTTTAACTTTAAGAAATTCCGGAGTAACTCTTCTAGATTTAGATTTTACAACTGGTTCTACCTATGACGTTTACATTCCAGATGAAGGTATTTTGTTTACAACAGATATACACATTCATGCAGCAACGACAGCTAATATTACTGCCGTTACGTTTATGTATTCGTAATAAAATTAAAAGTGGAGAGGGAAACCTCTCCACCTATTAAGGTTAATAAACGTGATAAGTAGAGGTCAAATGGCAAAAGAAACAAGCAAGCCCGGATTGTGGTCTAATATTCATGCAAAACGAGAAAGAATTAAGGAAGGAAGTGGTGAGAAAATGCGTAAACCCGGAAGTAAAGGTGCACCTACCGATAAGGCTATAAAGAAGTCTCAAGGTAAAAAAGACGGTGGAATGATAAAAGGATATATGAAGGGCGGGGCAGTGATGGCTGGTCGCGGTCCAAAGCAATGCAAAATGGGGTAACTAGATGACAACATCAGGATCCAGAGATTTTAATCTAGACGTTGCAGAAGTAATAGAGGAAGCATACGAGAGGTGTGGATTAGAAGTTCGCACAGGGTATGATGCCAAGACTGCTCGTAGGTCTTTAAACTTGATGTTTGCTGAGTGGGCAAATAGAGGATTAAATCTCTGGACAGTCAAACAAAATACTAAGACGTTGACACAAGCTCAGTCTACCGAGACATTAACGGATGATGTCGTGGATCTGCTCGATGTAGTTCTTAGACGTTCTGGCACCGATTTTGAAATGCAGAGAATTAGTCGAGGTGACTACACAAACATTCCTAACAAGACAGATCAAGGAAGACCTAGTCAGTATTATTTTGATAGACAAATAGCTCCTGTAATTAATTTATGGTCAACTCCTGAGAACTCTACTGATCAAATAATTTATTATTACGTTCGAAGAATAGAAGATGTAGATGCTTTGGTTAATACATCTGACATGCCTTTTAGATTTTATCCGTGCATGGTTGCAGGATTAGCTTATTACATGGCTGTCAAACGTGCTCCAGATAGAATACAAATGTTAAAGACGATATACGAGGAAGAGTTTCAACGTGCAGCGGATGAAGACTCAGGTCGCACTCCTCTAAAACTACAACCTAATTTGAGCTACTTAAGAATCTAATGCCATATGCTTCTGGAAAAAACGCTTGGGGAATATCAGATAGATCTGGTTTTCGTTACCGTTTAAGAACTATGAAAAAAGAATGGACGGGTTCTTTAGTAGGACCAGATGAGTATGAGTCTAAACAACCTCAACTTAGTCCTCCACAACCTTTTCCAGATCCGCAGGCTTTAAGAAATCCAAGACCAGAAGCTGCAGAAACTAAAAGCAAAGTTTTACTTCAGATGAATCCTTTCCTAGTGGGGGCAGTTGATACTAATGTTTTAACAATTATTGAACCCGGGCATGGAAGAACTACTGGAGATCAAGTTAGATTTAGCAAGTCTCAAAGTTTTCAAAACTTTACTCAGGCAATCTTAAATAGAAACGAAGGGTTTCAAATTACTGTTACAACGACAGACGAATATACTATTAAAATTGAAGTTGTAAATCCTTATGTTGCTGGAGTTTCTGATCAGACAAATGCTGAAAACCCAGATATAGCGTATGGTATACTTGGTGGTGCTATAGGAATTCAACCTCAATTAGCTTTGTTTGGAGTAGTGGTAAACGGTAGGGTATTAGCTGATATTAATAATGATGGATCAGGTTCAAGAGGGTTTACTGTAGCGGATAGCCTTGCATATGTTAAATGGCAATTACAACAAACTCAAATCGATGACGCTTATAATACTTATATAGAAAATGTTATGAACCCATATATGTTTAGTAATTTTAATACTTACAAAACATACTTAACAAAATCCACTATAGCAAACTCAAGAGGAGGAGGATCGACTGTTGCTGTAGAAAAACTAGAGAATAATGCTAGTAACGTTAGAGTTCCGGGAACTGTAGGGCTGACAATCCTAGGATCTATAAGCATAGTAATAGGACCTACTGAAGCTATTGTAACAGGTATTACAAGTACTAGTGCTGTTGGTTCTGTGACTGTAGTAACATCGTAATAGACATTTACTGTCAAATTCGTTAGGAATAAATATGAGTTTTACATATGCACAATTAAAACAAGCTATCCAAGACTACACTGAAAATACGGAAACATCTTTCGTAACTAACCTTCCCTTGTTTATACGTTTAGCAGAAGAACGTATTTTGAAAAGTGCTCAACTTAGTTTATTTAGAAAAAATGCAACGGCTAGTACAACAGGAAGTAATAAATATTTTGCATGTCCTCTAGATTTTTTAGCTCCTTTTTCTCTAAGTCTTGCAGGAGCCGATAACGATAAATTTTTTTTAGATTTTAAAGATGTAAGTTTTCTTCAAACATATACTCCTGACGAATCAACTATTGGTTCACCCAAGTATTATGCTATTTTTGATGTTAACAATTTTATAATGGCTCCTACTCCAAGTACTACTTTCACAGGAGAATTACATTATTTTTATAGGCCTGCAAGTTTAACAGCTGGTGCAGACAGTGCAACTACTTGGTTAAGTATTAATGCAGAAATAGCTTTGCTATATGGTGCTTTAATAGAAGCCTATATTTTTATGAAGGGAGAACAAGATATAATGGGAATGTATAATGCAAAGTTTGCAGAGGCTTTAGTTGGAGTTAAGATGCTTGGAGAAGCAAAAGACACGACTGATGAATACAGGACCGGACTAGTCATAAGGGAAAGAACATAATGTTAACAGAATCAATAGGCATTACAGCCGGATCAGTAGGTGTTAAGACAACAAACAATAGAGGATTTACGCCAGAAGAAGTTGCGGAAGACTGTGTTAAAAAAATAATATCAATATCCAATAACGTTGATCCTGTATTAAGAGATCAAGCGGTTGCTTATTCAAAGGATATGGAAAAATTAATTGCATTTTATATGAGGGAAGCTATTAAAAGTGACCGAACTACTGTATATAATGCAATTAAGGATGCGGGGCATCCAGATTTGGCAGAACTGATAAGGAGATTATAATGTCATTTAGCGGAAACTTTATGTGTACGTCCTTTAAGCAAGAGCTTCTTCAAGGCAAACACGATTTTACAAACGGTCAAGATACGTTTAAACTTGCTCTTTTTACTAATGCTGCAGAACCTACACAAGGTACTTTTGGTGGGAGTGGTACAGTAATGAATGCAACTGTTACGGATTTCTCAAACAACAACCAGGTAGGTGCTTCTGGAGATTATGCAGCTGGCGGTGGAGCGTTGACAAACGTTACTCCTGCGGTTTCTGGAACGACTGCATTTACAGACTTTGCAAATAAAACGTTTGGGTCTTCAACAATTACTGCAAGAGGGTGTATTATTTACAACACACAATCAGCTGGTGGATCAAATACTACAGATGCTGCATTAGTCTTAGATTTTGGTGCCGATAAGTCATCAAGCTCTGGAGACTTTCAAATTGTTTTTCCAACCCCTGATGCGAGTAATGCTATAATAAGAATTGCTTAATGCCTGTACTAGCTAACAGAGTTAAAGTTTCTACTTCAACAACTGGAACTGGAACCATAACATTAGGTTCACCAGAGGATGGATTTTATAACTTTGCTGAAGGTGGTATTTTGGATGGTCAGACAGTTAGATATGTAATTGAAAATGGTAATAACTTTGAAATAGGAACAGGAGTGTTTACAGCTTCAGGAACTACTCTATCACGAACTCCAGAAGAAACGTTAGTTAGTGGTACGGCCGACATAACTTCACCTTCTGCTATTACACTAGTGGGTGATTCTACTGTGTTTGTTACTGCTTCTTCACAAACCTTTGCTTTTCAGACGGCTATATCTTTAATATATGGGATATAAAAATGTCAGATAAACTTTTATGTTGTTATAAAATTACTGTAACAAATAACGATGATTTAAAAAATACAGCCATGAACGAACTAACTTCAAATGGATACTCATCTGAGGAAGCAATAGCTATGATACATGACGAAATAGAGTTTAATCCTGTTAAAGCAGTAAAATGTCTTTCTGAACTTATATCTTGGAATGGTTGTACAATTACTACGTCAGACGTAGAATGGGAAGATTAAAGGAGATTTAAATGTCTAATCCAAATATAGCAGCAGCTACGTCCATACTTGGTGGTACTAATTATGGATTGATAACAACCAGTTTAACTGAAGTTCTTGAAAACCCAGCAAGTAGTAATCAAATAATAAAAATAAATACTTTAGTAATACAAAATATAGATGGAACTAACGCTGCAGATATCACAGCAACTATATCAGATGCAAATGGATCTAGTGATTCAAGTCTTGCAAAACAAATAACTGTTCCTGCTAAGTCCAACCTTGTGCTTATTTCTAAAGATATAAGTTTTTACTTACTTGAAAACAAAGCTATAAATCTACAGGCTTCTGCAGCAAGTGATTTACTTTATTTACTAAGTTATGAAACTATTTCTTAGGAGGGTTCAATGCCTCAAGGTTGGAGGTTCAACGGAGGCGTAATTGGAGGTGGTCCTCATCTCTGGACTGCTACTAAAGGTGGCGTTTGGAGTGTAAAAGAAAATTACTCAAATAGAAACACTCCTCCAGTCACTGTAGGCTCTGCTATATTTACCACTACTGGTGCAACTTCTTGGACTGTTCCTTCAGGCATTACTTCTGTCTCTATGGTAGTTATTGGTGGCGGTGGCGGTGGCGGTGCGACTACGACTAGTTCCAGTGGAGTTTCTGGCGGTGGCGGTGGCGGTGGCGGTCTAGCTTATAAGAATAATTTTACTGTAACCCCTGGAAGTACCTTGATAGTTACTGTCGGTGCAAAAGGAAATGGTGGATCAGCAGCGGGACAAAACAATAGTACGGCAGGAGGAGTATCAGACGTAACTAGTGGTGGTCTAATTAGATGTCGAGCCACGGGAGGAGCTGCTGGAAGTTATAACGTAGCAAGCTCCGCTGTACAAGCTGCTGGTGGAATTAAAGATTCATTAGCCTCAGATGGCGGTGGTAATGGTGGCGGTGGTAGAGGTGGGGCTTCAAATAATCAAGGCGGTGGTGGCGGTGGTGCTGGCGGTTATACTGGTAATGGTGGTATTGGAGGGGCTGCAGGACAAAATCCCGCTGATGGTGCTGGTGGTGGCGGTGGCGGTGGCGGTGGTATTAACTCTTGGACAGCTATTGTTACTAGTGGTGGTGGTGGCACTCGTTTATTTGGGGCTACTGGTTATAGCGGTGCTAGAGCTTCCAATAATAATAGTAATAACCAAGTTACTACCCGTGGCTATGACGGTTCGTTAGCATCTGCACAAGCAGCTAGAACAGGAGCCTATGGTGCTGGTGGAGCAGGAGCCGAAGATGATTCGCCCAGTGCTGGCGGGGCGGGAAGCGATGGAGCGGTAAGAATTATGTGGGGAGCAGGAAGATCTTTTCCTTCCACTAATGCAGATGAGGCAAACGATCAAGGTAATACGACTACTTATTAATTAGGAATGTAGATGTCTTATGGATACAAAGGAAATGGTGGAGTAATTGGATACAAGAACGGTTGGTCTGCTACCAAAACTGGTGTTTGGGATACTTCTGTTCGTTATGCCAATCAAGTTCCCGTCCCTACAAACCCAGTTTCAGCGGGTTGGTACACTCCTATTGTTGCTAATAGTAGTAATTCTACTACACAAGCTAGTCCAGTTAACGTTTATTACAGAAGAACTCTTTTAGGCTTTGTTGTATCAGCTGCAGAAATACAAGCTGTTGCGAGTGGAGATTTTGGAACTATTACTCAACTAAGAGTTACTAATATTACTCAAGTTCCTTTGTCCTCAAGAATGCCACTTCCAAACTATGCCATAGCAATGTGTCATCAT